AAATTGAAAGAGCACAGGTTTTAATTGCTGACCAGATTGCTCCGGGCGATAGAGCACTAGCAGAGGCTATCAAAGAGACCTTCCGTGCTACAGGTAGACAGAACGCAGTTGTCAAGCAATACGTTGCTGAGAGACTTCCTAAGAACGAAGTACCTCAAGTGGCTATGCTCAATGGCGAGATGTTCAAGTTTAACCCTGACCAAGCCATCTTTGAGTATCAATTCCTAGATGACGTAGTTCGTTTGCCTGATACTCGTGACATCAAGAAGATGGTTACTAAGTATACAGAGCATAAGGCTAAGTATGGTGCTTCTAGAGCACTAGATATCTTTAACGATACTATCGGAGATGCTTGGCGTACTGCTCAGTTGGCTTTCCGTGGTGCTTACATCATACGCAACATTGGTGAAATGCAGTTCCGTCAGTACTTCTCCGGACACGATAGCATATTTAATCACCCATTGTCTTACATTGCGATGATTGCAGCAGACCCAGAGGGTGGCGCTTTCCGTAAATTTTTGGCTCAAAATGCTCGTTACAAGAAAGACGTATTAGGGCAAAGCCTACTTGCTAAAGATGTAAAGGCTCAAAAAGAATTTTCTAAGGGTATTGAGGCTGTTCTTAACCAAATTGGCAGACAACATAACTCTAATGACCCACGTTTTGCTTTCGTAGGTCGTATTTATGAAGCCGTAACACCTGAACAGCCACAGTATCACTTGGCTTTAGCCAATACTATCATGAGAGCGTACTCTGATAGCCTTATTCCGCTAGTTGCTGCGGTACGTAAAGTGGAACAACAAGATGATTTTATCTATGCTTTGATTAAAGGCGAAGGTAAGTACAAAGGAATCATCAAAAACCTTATTGAAGGTGGTCGTAACGGTGTAGAACCGCAAGACTTTGCTAAGTTGTTCCTCAAGGATTCCGTTCCAACTAGCAAGGGTGTCTACAACCTAAGCCCTGATAACTTCATTTTCGAGAACGTTAAGAACTTCGTCTTTGATGCAAAGAACTCCACTGGTTCTGTAGAGCGCTATATCCAGAACTTAACTGGTACAGGTGAGGGTTCTGTCTACATTCGTGACTTGCTTGCCTATGGCAGAGCAATTGTTGATGGAGAAGAACTCTTAGTACCCGGTTATGGCAAAGTAGATAATATTATTGATGTGGGGGATGTTGATACTGCCTTTAGAAAGGCTATCACTAAATACTTCCCGGCAGAAAAAATGCCTAATGCTACTGCTATTGGTCTTCGTGACCAAGCCTTCGGAGCACAGGACATCAAGTATTTGGATGCTGCTGTTAACTGGTTCTTCAAGGGTGCTACCAAGGTTGAGAACTTAGTCAACTTCGTACCTGAAGCACAGATGGCTTATTGGGACCATGTAGGTCGATACGTTAATATGCTCAACGATGCAGACCTTAAGGCTTTGCTACCTATCGCAGATGAGGCTCTAAAAGGCTTTACAGTAGGCGGTAAGCCACTTCGTAGACATCCAGTACTTAAAGCACTCAAGGCTGAGGTACGTGCCCGCAAGAAGGGTAAGTCTGTAACCGATGGAATCACTAGACAACAACTAGATTCCATGGCCGGTAAGAAGGCTGCCGAGTATACTGAGAATCTTTTCTATAATGCTGCTAAACAACGCCAGCACGCTAATGCTATGCGAGCAATTTTCCCCTTTGCTCAGGCTCAATTCAATACCCTGTACAAGTGGACAAAGTTGCTTAAAGATAATCCGATACAGTTCTATAAGTTAGGTCGTGCGTATAACGCTTTGACCCAGCCCGGTTCTAGTGCTATCTATGACTTGACTGGCGTAGAGTATGATGAGAACCAAGGATTCTTCTATGAAGACGAATTTGGTGAGACTAGATTCCGTTATCCGCTTGCTGGAAGCGTTATAGGGGCTTTAGCAGGCAAAAACTTTGATTCTGCCCAAGCACTACAACTAACAGCCCCCGTACAAGCCCTTAACTTGGCTTTTGGGGCAGTAAACCCAGCAGTACCCGGTATTGGACCTGCCGGACAGATTTTATACGCTGCTAGCGGCAAATCTGGCGCTTTTGGACCTGAATGGAACTTTTTACGTCAGATTATCTTCCCATTTGGTGAACCTGAAGGTGTAGATGACTTAGTTCTACCTGCGTGGCTACGTAAATCCTTCTTTACCTTCATGAACAACGATGCTATAGTTGAGCGTGGAGTCAAGGATTGGGCTTCATACCTAGCATCTACAGGTGATTATGGTGATAATCCACTGGCAGATGATGCTGCTCGTACCGAATTATTCAATGATGCACGTAGTCTATCCCGCTGGGCAGGCTTCTTTACGGCTCTATTCCAGAATATTGCTCCTGCTACACCATCGCAAGAGGTGTTTGCTAAGGATAAAAACGGGATGTTCCGAACACAAACTGCTATTTACAGCGCATGGGACCAGATAGCCAAGAAACACCCCGGTGACTACTTCAAGGCTGTAGGTGAATTCGCTGATACTTTTGGCGCCAAGAACCTTTTAATCATCTTAGGTGGCTCTACAAGAGCGGTACGTGGCACAGAAGATGCTTGGGCATTCTTAAATAACCACCCAGAGGCTGCTGATAAGTATGCTACCTCAGAGGCAGACATAGTTCCGTACTTCTTCCCCGGTGGAGAAGCGGCTACTGCGTACTATAACTGGCAAAAAGCATCAGGAAGACGTCGCCCTCTCAAGCCTGAAGAGTTAGCAGAGCAGGCTCAGAACATTGTATATCAGATGGCTAAGTCACAGGTATCCGAAGAGCAGGCAGAAAACGGTTATTCAGACGTTTGGTACACCGAACAGATGATTAACTTGAATAATAGATTTGAAGGCGTACCTACAGTAAGCGTGAGAATCGGACAGGCTGAGGCTAAGGCTGAACTAATCGGTAAAGCCTTAAAAGACCCAGCATTCAAAGATTCGCCTATCTATGAAGATACAAAAACCTTCTATGAGGCTTATACAAGGGCTAAGAAGTACTTACAAGAGGTACGTACTACGGCTCAACCAGACCTTTCAAGCACGTTCTGGTACACCCAAGAAATATCTAAGGAACTACAGGGACTTGCTATGCAACTTATGGTCAAAAACCCAGCGTTCTCGCGTATGTATTACGGTGTATTTTCAGGACTGATAGAGACAAAGGAATAAGATGGCTGAAACCAATTGGAAGTCGGCTCCGGGTCCTAGCGAAGTCGCTGCCTATAACTCAAAAAGAACAGCATTTCAACAGGCTGGAACCTTTGCTAATCAGAATTACGACCCTACAGCAGAAGGTTCTTTTGAGTTAAAGTCTCGCCTTTATACTGACCCAGCAGCCTATTCCTTTGCTATTAATAATTGGGTATCCGGCTGGCGTAACGACACTACTAGTGTTCCTAACTCTAATTTCAAGAATCGCCTAGATTACATTCAGTTTTTGCTACGTGGTAGTGGTCTATCGACTGAAAAAGGTGGCGTATCTCGCGGTATCTTAACCGTAAAAGACCTTGCCGGTCTACGTAATGCATCTCAAATAGCCCTTGCCAATGGCATTGGTTTTGAGGATGTAATGCTTTCTATCTACCAGAGCAAGCAGGCTGCTGGCGGAGATGGTGGTCCTAAGTATAGCAAGCAGATGTCTACATCGCTTAAATTGCTTGATTTAGGTGACGCTACCAATAAACTATCTACTGCCTACTTCAATATGTTTGGTGTATACCCAACTGAAGAAAACATTAAGTCTTTTAAGACTTATTGGAACACCGAGGCTAGAGCACAAGTTGGTACTGTAACCACATCTCAAGTTACTGAAAAGGGCAAGGTTAAGGTAGGAAAGAAGACCGGAACTGGCAAAGTTAGTACTACCGATACGGTTACAAAAGGTTATGGATTTACCGAGGAAGAACAAGCCCAAACAATGGCTAACTACCTCGCTAAACAATTCAATGTAGACCCAAGCAAAATGATGCAGGGAGGGGCGGTCAAACGTGTATATGACGGTATTAGAGAGATTTATAGAAACAACCTTTTGCAGGAACCTGCTTTCGAATCTGTCGCTGGTGTTATCAAAGACTTACTCTCAACCCCAGACGAGACAGCCTATACAACCAAACTCACCGCAATTCAGCAAGGAGTAAGGGATAAGGCTGCTAAATTCTACCCTACTCTTGCAGAAGACCTAAAGAACGGTAAAAACATCAGCGAATACTCAGATGTATATTATGAACTCCTTGCTAATACTTGGGGAGTTACATCGGCATCTGCCTTAAAATCCAATAAGGATGCTACTGCCTTGGTTCAAAATGCTTTTAACTATACCGATGCTAAAGGCAATGTGCGTATGCAAAATTTGACAGAGTTTCTTGCGAGTGCTCGAAATAGCAAAAATTATCTTGAAGGTTCACAGGCTATTGCTGGAGCAGGTCGTCTAGGTGACAAGATTATCGCAGCGATGGGTGGTGGTCGATAGTGGCTAGAAAAAAAATTGTAGAGACCATTGTAGGCGTAGTAAGCAAAGTTTCTAAAACACCTGAAATCAATAAACAAATTGATATTATCAATGATGCTACTAAGGCCGCTGCAAAGATTGCTGAAAAACCAACTTTAACTAAATCAGATGCCGCTAAACTTGAGAAACTTGATGCTAAAGTAGAACAGGCTGTTCAAAAGGCTGAAGACCTAGGTGCTTCTACTTCTAAGAACAGTCCTTTAACTAAAGCAGAAAACTCTTACAATAAGTCTGCTGCTCAGGCTGAGAGCAAAGGTACTGCTAAAACTGCTGATGAAGCAAAAGCAAGAGCAGAGGCTCCAAAACCCACTCCTAAGGTAACTCCTGAGCCTACAGAAGGTCCTAAACCTACACCTAAGGCAACGCCTAAAGCCACTCCAAAGGCTACGGAAGAGCCTCAGGGCACCCCTAAAGCAACCCCTAAGGCTACCCCTAAGGCTACCCCTAAGAAAACTGACGAACCTGAGCCAACCCCTAAGGTAACCCCTAAAGCAACTCCTAAAGCAACTCCTAAAAAAACTGACGAACCTGAGCCAACGCCTAAGCCAACTGTTAAGGGTACGCCTAAACCTACTATTAAAATACCAGTTCCTCCAGTAACTCCTGACGGCACACCGAGTGAAACACCCGAAGGTACACCTAAAGAAACACCAGCAGGTACACCTGAGGGTACTCCTGGTGGTACACCGGGCGGAACTCCGGGTCAAACACCAAAAAGTACGCCAAAGGAAACACCAGACGGTACGCCAGATGGTACACCGGACGGCACACCGGATGGAACGCCTGAAGGTACTCCAGAGGGTACTCCTGAAGGAACACCTGAAGGAACACCTGAATCAACACCATCTCCAACTCCTGAAGTATCCGGAGAGGAAATGTGGTGGAAAATTCTTCAGGCTAAATTGCTTGCTGCGGGTATGCCCCGTGCTACCATTAACAAGTCTTACAGTTATTTTAAGCAATTTATAGTTGACTTTGGCGATAATGAAGACCAATTGAATATCGCCATTGACCAGTTTTTCTACATGAAAGACTATAAAAGCATAACTTCGCCTTATTACCAAGACTTTGGTTTCTTCAATGAAAAACTAGAACGTCCTAAACTACCTAAAGATTTGGTTCCATTAGTACTTGGATACCGTGATTTGGCTAAACGCTATAACATATCTGATAAGTATTCTAACAATGATGCTATTCAGAAATATCTAATCAACGATGTATCTATCGCAGAGTTTGATGACCGTTTGAATACAGCCAGCCTAAAGGCTATTATGGCTGACCCGTTCTATGTCAAGTCATTGATGGAACTTGGATATATTACTGCGTCTTCACAATTAACTGACTTTTTCCTAGACCCAAATATTGGAACTATGGAAATGCAAAATCGTCAGAAGAACGCAGCCTTCGTAACTGAAGCGGTACGTAGAGTAACGCCTGAAACTCAACTACAAGTTGATTTGGACTTTGCTAAACAACAGGCTGCTCGTTACTCTGCCCAAGGTTACACAGAAGCGCAGATTTCTACTTTAGCGGCTACTGGCTTTGAAAATGTAGCGGAGGCACTACCAACAACAGTTAAGTTGGCTAATATCTATGACAGACCTACTGCCCCTGAATCAGCCTTGCGCAAAGATATCCAGTCTGAACTACAGCAAGAAGAGTTTATGAACCTTGCTTCTGCTCGTAGGAAGAGAGTTAAAGAGCGCGAAATATCTGCTTTCTCTGGTGGCTATGATATTGCACGCGGTGGACTTGGTGGCGCTTCCTCAGCAGGAATAATATAAAAGAATCCCGACACGGACCGACCAGCCCCGTGCGGTGTAAAAGACTGGTAGTACGAGCCAATATGGATTCCCCAGTTCATATTGAGGCGTGCGACAACTACTAACAGATGGGAGAGGTTGCTATGAGCAACGACCGCGATAACTATTGGGATGACGAAGAAGAAGGCGATACTGAACAGTACGACTTTTCTTCCGATACGGACCTAGTCAAAAAACTTCGTAAAGCCTTGAAGGCTGAACAGAAGAAGGCTAAGGAACTCGAGTCAACTCTTGGAGAGTTGAGTAAAGCCCAAAGAGAGCGGGTACTTAAGGATGTTCTTACATCCAAGGGTGTCAACATGAAAATCTCAAAATTCATACCCGCAGATTTAGATTCAAACGAAGAATCAATTTCAGCATGGCTTGATGAAAATGCCGATGTATTCGGTTTTGAAGTTAAGAAAGATGCTCCAATTGGTCAACGTGACATTGCAAATCTAAGGCAAATGGATGTTGTGACTCAGAATGCTTATTCACCCGAACGAGCAGATGAATTGAACATGAGGATTGACAACGCTGAAAGCGCTGACGAACTTCTTGCTCTCCTTCGCTCGCAACAGTAAATCCGTTCATAGTCTAAGGAGACTAAATAAATGGCAAACGTCTATACAAGTACCACCACCCCTGGTGGTACCGCTGGTGGCGCTGGTCTAGTTCAGAAGGCATATGACCGCCTTCTTGAGTTCGCTCTCCGCTCAGAACCTCTAATCCGTTCTGTCGCAGATAAGCGTCCAGCCCGTCAAGCAATTCCAGGCTCAACTGTAGTTCTACAACGCTATGTTGACCTAACCGCAAACACCACCGCTCTTACTGAAGATACTGACCCAGATTCAGTCGGAATTTCAACTCCGACCTCTGTAACCATCACTCTTGCTGAGTATGGTAATTCAGTTCTCGTAACTCGTGCGTTGGAACTCTTCAG